AATATTTAAAATATACTAATACTTCCAATATGTACCATGGAGAACAAAAGAAAAAAAGCCTGGTAAATACCAGGCTCTCCACAAGCTGCTGACGGGAATCGGACCCGTAAAATACAACGGTTTTATGCGGTTTGTAGGCTCCGTGTTGCATTTCGTGTTGCATATTTCCGAAGATGGTACATTATATGGAAGCGTCAGAGTTAGGTTCTGGCGCTTTTATATTGAATCAGAATCCTCTATGTACCAGATTCCCTGCGAACCATTTTCCTGACTATGCCAGCAGGCCCCCTCCAGCGGACCATCTGATGTTGGGTCGAAATAGTACCAGTCACCTGAGCCGTCCTCCGGGTCGCACACACTGCCATTCCAGCGGTGCCAGCTAGTGCAAGCATACCCGTCTTTGTTAAATAGGTACCAATGGTGATTTATGATACACCACTTATTAGCCGGGTAAGTTCCATCTGGTCTGCGGTACCACCAGCCGTTATTATCCTTAATCCAGCCTGTGCGCTCCTGCTCAGTCCAGGTTTTCATAAATTGTTCTGGATTTTGGTACAATTTCTTGATACCACTGGTGGAGCTGCCCCAATCAGGAAGTTGAAAATGTGGCTTGTCCACAGGAGACTTCCAGTTTCCTCCCCATTCAAGGCCGATAGATACACCAATAGCACCCACGCGGTTAAAAAAGCCGCCAATTTCGTTATAGGCTCCAGCGCCGTCATTGCGGAATATATCAAAAGCCGTTCCCCACTGATGATAGGAGCTGTAGCTGCTGCCGGGAGCATTAGTAACAATATTCCCTGGCTGGGTTCGCCCTTGGGCGTATAGTGCATCCTGTTCTGCCACGGTCCGAAGTGTCTCGCCTATCTTAATTTTTAATCCCTGTTTATTGCATTCATCCACCAATTGACCTGCTAAAAGCTGTAAGCGTGGATGGCACAATGTGATATCTCTCATAATCATCCTCCAATTATGCTGTTTTTCTGCTGCTCTGTAATCCATCCAATTGAGACGGCCCGATTGAGTTCAGAAACCGTTAATGGCCCTTTACCATTGTTATATAGCCTTTTTAATGTTGTATACATTTTACACCTCCAACTGACTTAAAATCATTGCATCTACGGTATCTTGCAAGGTCTGCACTGTATCCCGTATATCCGGCCTGCGAAGTTTAGCAACCATAATAGTATCCTTTACTTCATTGGTTTCATAATTTGCTTCTTCCTCGGTGCCGGCATTTACTGTTTCGGAAGATATGACATAATCCATTTTCTTTTGCATCTCTACCAGCTGCGTAAACCCGGTTTTCACTTCCATCGGCTGACCGTCCAAACCAAGTATGTAAATTTTTGCTATATGTAAAGGACTGAATTCTGATTCTACCATTTCAAAACTGTCTAGGCCGGGAAGAAACGACAGGGTTAGGTAATCGCCTGATTCTTCCACCCCGTTTGTTATTAAGTCGTATTTTGTGTTGTTTGATAATTTTAATTGGTTCATTTGACTCCTTTCATGGATATGTTTTTTATATAGCAATTTAGATTCAATACCATTAATAAAATATGGAACAGTTATTTGCAGATACAGGGATGCTGGCTATTTACAGGCTTCCATCGATGTTTCTGATTTTAAATCCTATAAAATATTTTTGAGTTTTGACTCAGACACTGATGGATTTATTAATAATGAACCATATCCCTTTAATGTAAATAACACTGTTTATATAAGGTCTGGAAAAGTAAATTTCGTTTCCGGTGCCAGCATGTCTATTGCTTACTTAATAGTGGGAATTAAAAAATGATTATTTGATAGCGACTACAACACCCGTAAGGCTTATGTTTGCTGCACCAACTGCTTGATTATTGCCTTTAATATGTACCTGTGTATTTTGCCATATACAATTGCTTATGTTTATTTTAGTACTGTTATCCCCTGATACATCAGATAATATAGGGAATACCCATCTATATACAGATGTGTCAATATCTACAGGTATGTTAGCAAAAAAATCGTCTCCGGCAGCAATGGGTATACCGGCTTTTGAATAAGTCACCACAGCTATTTTAGATGCTAAATTGCTATTTGCAGTAGCAATATCCTCTTTGTTTTTTGTGATTGCTTGCTGCATTACATAGGCCAACGAGGATGACGGAACAGTGTTGTCCGAATTTGTTTGAACGGTTGAAATAGAAGTCTTTTTAAGCAAATTATTGACAACTTCATTTGTAAGATAATCAACCAAATTTTGCGCAGATACATCCCCGCTTACATCTCCAATTACTCCATAAGTATCCTTTGCAACAACATCTGCTAACGCATTGGCACTAAATCCCTGTGCCATTAATATGTAATTTATCTTATCATTATTAGGTATTATACCCGTAACTGTGCGAAGGGTAATGTATGTACTATTTTGGTATAAAACCATTGTAAGTTGTTCATAAGTGGTGTCAGGATTATATTCGCCACCATTCGTTATCATCCATTTCCCCAAATCTGTTGTTGCCATTATGCCACCTCTACAATTACATGATTATTTGAATCTATCAAAAACGTTACATTTTTTCCTTGCTTACATATTAAATGTCCAGTACCATTATCAAGGAAAAATTCTGGGAATGTTAATTCAGAAAATGATGCTGCTCTATCAGCTTCTGTTTTTGCCTTTTCACTATACCATTTACTATTGTCAATATCTTCATTATCACGGCTTGATGTTCCACCCACCGCCCAGCTTTTTGATGCGATATAATATTGTTCCGAAGATGTTGCCGCGGTTTGCGCATCAAGCATATATTGTCTGATAGTGGTCATGACAGACTGTTCCAACTTTGATAATGTAATTGACCCGTCCACAACCTCTGCAGTAATTGTTCTGTCACTGATTTTCATGGAGATTGTTGCTGTACTGTCAACAGAATATACAAACCTGGTTAAGTCAATAATCTTTTCTGTCCCATCTGCAAGCTCAAGTACAAGTTCATTATCATCTGTAATATGAAAATTCACAACGACCTTTTCAATCGCTAAATCATATGTTTTTGTCGTGCCATTTTTTAACTTTACCGTAAGAATACCAGTATTTACATCCAACGTAACATCCTGTACCATGGTATTCACTTCGGATAACTCTGCCTTATCTTGTGACAGTGATAAAATATGTTGGGCGCATTGCAGGATTCCACTATCCATATGTCTGAGATTTCGCTTTCCTAATGGTGTGGATTTATCTGGGAAATTCAGCCACCCTACAATTGTATAGAAAATGCTATCCAGTCTCATTGCCGTCCCCTTCCATGCTATCCTTATTTTTTATTCTTCCAGTGTCAATGATATTGGCCGCAATTGAAATAAGCTTGGCATTTTCAAAGCCAGATACTTGTATGGAGTTGATGCAGTCCGCCAACCTACGCACATCCTCATATTTGAACACTACTATTTTATCCATCATTCTCCCAACCTTTCTAATATGTGTTGAACAGCTCCGGTCAGAAACGCAATATAATTTTTGTATTCTATACCATACCTTCTGTGTTCCGAAAAATAGCTTACAAGTTGATAATCAAGGTTCATTTCATCTGATATTTCCTTGACATCTTGAGCGATGAAACCCGTCCCCCTAATTCCATTATCAATCAACGTGTAAGCGACAGGTTTCAACCTTTTTATTACTTCAATACATGTATCTGGGGGTATGTCCTGTATATCCCGCTTTTCTCTCTTGTCAGATATTTGTGTCCATCCACCACCATATACCATACCGGTACAATATATGCTCTGGGTATTTATCTTTTCAAGCGACCCTATGTCTGCCTCTATTTCTCCATTACAAACTATTCCTCTTTCAGCATATATAATGCCAGTGGCATTAAATGTAGCTGCTGTAATTTTTGCATTATTAGCCTCAACCGCTCCGCTTAAATTAACAGTGAAATTACCATTTCCAATATTTATGCTACTACTGACAATTGACGCGCCAGACACAGTACCAGAAAAAGTAGCATTTCCACCACTATCAACAGTCATATTTTTAGCATTGATTGTAAAATGCCCTGTTGTGAGTTCGATGGCATTCCCTGTCACCTTTAATTCGGAGTTTATTTGTGATGTAACATCCCCCTTTTTCACCATAAGTGAGATTTCATGGGCTGTTTGAGTGAATTTTGATGTGGTTTCCTGTTCAAGGTTGGTTAATTCATTGGATACTTCATCAACTGTACGCTTTAAAATTGCAGATAGCCCTTTTACCTGAATGATTTCGCCTTCTATGTTAAACTTTCTTTCGAGTTCTTGACTTCCCGTGCTAGAGAAATAATCCATTGCACCTTGTATACCTGTCAAATCTCGTTTCATGACAATGGTATTTATAACCCCATCCGAAGTCACTATCTTAATTCTGTCTCCCACTTCAATCCATGGTGAACCATTTGTTGATATTTCTGCCGGACAATAAGATATGCTGCTTATCACAGATTTTATGTTATTGGCAATCGTAATCATTTGGGATGTGTTTTTTCCATACGCAAGCGGATTTCCTTCAATGACATAGACATTATTCCCATCACCTTCACTGGTTCCGCCTATGTCCCCATCTTCCTGCTGTATTTTCACCGTGTCAATATCTGGTACATTGTATTCTTCGCTCTCAACGGTCTTATATACGGTGATTTCTACACTTATATCATCTTTCTTTGGTACAGAAACATATCTTAGTTCACCATTTTTAGTTATATTTCCAAATGTGCCATTGATTTGGCATATATACTTTAATACATCCCTCCCATTAAGTGATGATGGTTCAAGTGTCTTTTCCACTTCCATATCATCGTTTATTAATTCCGTGTTTTCTACTTCATTCACTCCAACAAACTCACACAAAGAATTTCTAAATGCTCTTAATGTCATCGGAAAGGACAGAAGATTATACCATCCCGATACATCCGCATCAAAGCGTTTCATACGGTCATATGCAATGATTTTTCTGGTATCCTTATCTTCCTGCTTGGGTGTGGAATCAACCGTAAAAAGTCCCAATACAAGTTCATATTCTCCGAACTGTTCAGATACAAGGAATTCTTTTCCCGCAATGTTTTTTGACAGTCCTGACACAACAATCTCAAACTGCGAGCATTCACATGCGCCAAAGCTTAAATCCTCATTCGATGACAGACTTTCCATTATCTTCATGCTGTCAGACTGTATCATATCATCAGAAATGACGAAATCTATCGAATCAGAATCCATTTCTGATGGGTAAAGCTGTTCTGATGGAAATAATGTCTCTGATGGGTACAATGCTCTGTAATCATCCTTATAGAACATTAATTTAAGTTTCTTTCCACCATATGAATTATATAAATCCTTGAATTTCTGTTCTACATCTAACATATCAGCACCTACACTTAATACTGAATCATTTCCAGGGTAAATGCCTCATATTGCATGTCACCTGTATCATTGTCATATATATGGCTAACTGCATATTCCGTGTCAGGAACATAAAATTCACCCGTTCCATACACACATGTATCCAAGTTCCAATATGTAACTGAATACTTACGCTGCGTTTCATCCAAAATTCCGTCTGCCTTTATGCTGTTCCAAAGGTCTTTTTCTCGCTGAGTCAGCGGTCGGATTTCTAGATTTAATGTCGTTTTATAATTGGGAGAGGTAACACGCTGAAGAGCCTCCGTGTTATCCCTCCAGGCTTTTTTTTCAATTCTCTGGTCAGGAGTTGAGGCATAACGGGTAAGAAAAGAATTGGGAAGCTGATGACTTCCAAACATAACTAGATATCCCCTGTAATCCTTCTGCATACCGCTCACTCCTTACGCTAATAGTGGATTGCTCCCTGTTCTGTTTTTTTCCATTCGGTTCCTCTTGACTACAGTGTCATAAATAGCCTTTCCTTCCAAGTTTACTGTCAGATGGATATCTCCGCCACCTATTCCTCCGAAGTCGCTCAGCGCTTCTTTTAATGCCTGTTTCATGGTTGATATTGGGGAAACTACTTCGGTTTCTCTTTTGTTGTCTCCCAGTATTGCGGCGAATTCTCCGGCCCGCGGTGGAACTACAGTGCCTGATGCCAGGCGGGGGAGATAAACTTCACTTGACCGCGGAATAACAGAGATAACATTACTTGCAAAACTTCCTTTTATACTTTTGGTTTTCCCGGCCTTTTCTAAATCATCATATCCAAACAGTACTTCTTTTATTTTATCTGCAATTCCTTGGAGTTTTTCTACAACTTTATCTTTTAATTCACCGAATTTATCGACTATAGACGGAATCAAACCTGTAATTCCACCTAATAATCCTTCCATTAAAAATTCGCCCATTTCGCTCATAACTTTAGATGGACTGTTAATTCCAAATACGCTTTTAAAACCGTCAATAAAAGGCTTAAATATATGTTCTTCTATCCAGTTTCCTATATTTTTTAATGCATCAAGAATTCCGTTAAGCAATCCTGTTATTGTGAATTTTCCGTCCTCAAAAGCAACATCATGCCACCATTCAACAACAGAATCCCAGGCTTCTCCAAGTAAACCAATTAAAAAATTTGCTGCTGCGCCAAACGCTGCCCCTATAGCCTTAAAAACTGATTCAGCTATACCGGCCCAGTCCACATTGATTAAGAAATCCCTAATTTGCTCTCCAAGTTTTTTCCAGTCAATATTTTGAATTGTTTCAGTTATCGAATCAAAAAAACCAATTGCAATGTTAGACGCTGCCTTTGCAAGTTCTTTCATATCAAGATTCAGTAAAAAACCGGCAGCTGTTTCTATCATAATCTTGAATTTAGCCCACAATAGTTTTCCAAACGAATACCAGTCCACCTGTTCAAGCGCATTATTCACCATTTCTGCAAGTGATGCGCCTAAATTCATCCAATCATATGTCCAAATAAAACTAACCAAAAATTGAACAGCTAAATCAAAGCCGGCACCAAGAGCCTTTCCAATCATAGCCCAGTCAATTTGATTTGTGAAATCATTTAAAGCATTTGCAAGTTCAGTTCCTAATAACTGTACTTTTTCACGCACTCCTGGGAAAGTAAACATCTCATACAAATTTGCCGCAAAGGTATTTATCCAGTTTGCCAACCCGGTTAATGCGTTTCTTAAAGCAGGAATACCATTATTAAGTAAATAATCCAAAAACGAACTGAAAGCCTCACCCCAGGAATCAAAGTTCAAAGGTTCGACTTCTACGGTTTCAAACATATCATTGGGTGATAAGTCTCCACCACCTCCGCCGCCACCCTTGTTTGAATTATCCTGTGCAACATTCAATTTATCAAATGATGCCAATGCTCCTTCTGCTTCTTCTGCTGCACTTCCTGTTTCTTCTAAGCTCTCAGCATAGTCTTGCTGTACTTCTTTTGCTTTAACAAATGTATTCTTACCAGTTAATGCAGCAATAAGCCTTGACACGGCAGTTGCGGCAGATGTTAATAGCTTAATAAGGCTATTTAATGCAGGAGCAACAGCACTAAAGATAGGGGCAAACGCTGTTGCTAGTGCATTTTTCAACTGTGTTAAGGACGATTTCAGTGTTGAAAGTGTGGCATTGGTTTCATCTGAATATTTTGCCAGATTATTTATTCCATCTTTCATACCTCTCAATATGGAACTTAATGCCATAAATGCAGTTCCCATCAAGAGTGATGTTGTAAGCATTTTCCCAAATGAACCTCTGGCTTTATTTGTATTTTTGTTTAATCCAAAGATGCCAGCACTTATCTTTTTGAGTTTACCAACTATACCTTTTCCTACCATCTGGGCAAATGCTAAGGCCGCTTTCTGGGCTTCCTTTGCAACTTTTTTTATAACGGATATAAGTTTTGAAAATCCGCTTTTTAGTCCATTGATTCCAGCAATTACCGCTTTAGACGGAAGTGCTTTTAAATTAGTTGCAACAATTGAAGGTAATGCTTTTAAGCCATTAAGTACAACTTGCAATCCATTCAAAGAGCTTTGGAGCATTCCAATCTCAGCGGAAGATTTAAGAGTTTTATTTGATAATAGACTTAAATTACCTCCATACTCTGACATTTTTTGTTTAAGTGACATATAAGATGTATTTAAACGATTGTTAATGTTTTCGAGTTTAGTTCTTTCTAAAATCAATTTTTCTTCCAGTGCCGTTGTATCTACAGGGGTATATGCATTTCCAGAAGAAACCAGAGCATTCCTCTCAGCATATAAAGATTTTACCTTTTGTTCATATATATCTATTTGCGCAATAGCTTTTTTGTAGCCAGAGGAGCTGGGGGAAACTCCTGATTTTTCCATCTTTCTAATGTTACCGTAAAATGTATCAAGTTTATTTTGGGCACTATCAATTTCCTTTGTAAGTGATTTAAAAGTGTCAGTCTCTATTTGCTTTCCCTTAAGTTCTTCTAATTTATTTTCTAAATCATTAACTTTTTTGGCCTGCTGTGAATATTGATTATTTAATTTAGCAAAAGAATCAACCTGTTTCTGCAATGAAATCTTAGCTTTATCTCCAAGCCCTTCTATTGATTTAGCCATTCTACGAATAGCAAGCTCTAAATCTTTTGCACCACTTTCAAATCCATCAGTTTTAATGCTAGTGTCTATAAGTACTGTGCCATCAGCTTGCATTTCATCACCTCATTACAGCCATTTTTCGATGTTGTTGATTTCCTTTTGTTGTTTCTCGCTGTATATCTTCTTAAGCTTTACCAATTCTGGATTGCTTCGTTCAAATTCCTTTTCCCACTTGTCCAGTTTTTTTCCTCTGGCTCGTTTCTGCCGGATTGCCCACACCTGAGATACAAGTCCATCTCCAATTTCCATGAAATACCCCATGAATGTCCACCAGTGCAGGTATGGCACAGACCTTACCTCCATCCCAGCAATCTTATTGACTGCCGGGATAATAATAGGAGCATCCTGTTCCCAGTCCATGGTTTTGGGCTGTGGTTTGCCAGAAGGCAGGTTGTAATCAATGAAATCAACTGCCTTTTGGCATGCCTCTGACTTGGCTTCTGGAGGAATGTCTTGATAGTCCGAGTACATGATTCGGAACATTATTTCCTGTTTCTCCCATTCATTGAGTTCCGGGTCAGACATATCAATCAAAATATCAATAATCACTCTAAAATCGCTTTCAATAGCATAGTCTTTTCCTGCAACCTTAAGTGACTTCGGCAAATCGTATGTATTCATCGGCCATATTTCTCGGTGTATTTCTTAATCCGGGATTCGCTTTTCTTAATTCTGGTTTTCATTTCGGATTCAATAAACTTAACCAATGTGTCAAGCACATATTCCGCGTAGAAGGTTCCGTCCGAACGTGGGGAAAGTGGGTTGCAATGCTTGAATAATTCTTCTGAGGCGTTATCTGAGCCAAGAAGATAGTTAAATTGCTTCTTAATTTCATCAGATATAGCAAAGAAATCTGCTTCTTTATCAACTTCTATACCATTGAAATAGTTGAGTACATTCTCACAACGCTTGGCAATATCTAAATCAGATGGATTCCACCAAAATCCACCTGTCACTTCCTTTCCCGAATTTACAATCTCAATCCATTCCCTGTCATTAAGGGTAATCTGTCTTGCCATAATTCCTCCATTAATCGCTCAGACTAGCACTAGAAGCTGTGGTGAACTTCTTTGTCTCAACATTCCATGTACCTTTAATGCGATTTCCAGCTTTGTATACTGTAAATGGTGTCTGAATGCCGGATGTATCACCGCCTACACTATTGGGGATAACATATACATCTTCACGGTATGCCCATACCACTGTAGGAGCTGTTTCTTCATCTGCTCCAGGCTTAAGAAGTACATCTACCATAGATGTTTTGCATTTATCTCCAGTCGCCCTGGTATTGGCCAGTTCCATAATCTTGTTTGACAGGATATCATCGTAATTTTCGTAATAATAAGGGTCTACATCAGACTGCACTTCATATCCACTATGCTGCACAGACTGTTCCCCAAGTATATTTTTTGTCACCTCAACATCTGGGTTTAATTCTTCACTGTATTCTTCCAGATTCTTTCCCAGCCTTGCATATTCTGTTTCTGCATAAGTAGTATCAAAAGCAGCATCTAAATAATGCGCAAGGTATTTACGTTCAACCATTATTTATCTCCTTTCTAGATAAAAAATAGAGCCATCACACAAGGCTCTGCGTCTTAGCGTCTGGCTCTACCATCTTTCAAAATCATATTTATATTCTATTGATACTGGAAGTATCCAATCCTGCACACCACTTTCCTGCGGTTCCAGGCCGTATGAGTTATCACGTGTAACTTTGGTTATCTTTCTTCCCTGGGATAATGTGGGATATTTTGATAATCGTTGCTCACTCCCATTAATCACAACCGGCTCCCGGCATAACCACTTTCCAAATGTATCAAGAAATTCCTGTATACTCATTTTCTGCCGCTCTTTTGTGGATGATGTACGGTATATAATATAGAAGGGATACTGGCAGGTCTGGCGCACTCCACCCAGTACATCCTCAGTCTCAGAAAAGATTAAGGCTCCATTATCTGCCGAAAATGCAATCCCACTATCCTCGCCCAATTCTTCAAACTTAACGGTTTCATTTTCATACAAACCGGGGAATTGATTAAGCAAAGCCTTTACAGCGATTGTCAGCACATCATATCCGCTTGCGTCTTTTCCTATTGGTTTTCGTTCATCACCCACGCTTTCCACCTCCAGCCGTTTTCTTGGCTTGCTTTATCCATGATTTACCATCTGCTTTTTTTGCTGCATCAAACCATTTAGCCTGTGCCTTAGGATGCGCTGTTTTGGTATACTGTAAATCCTCTTTTGCTTTGGTTTTTCCTCCATATTGGCTTACTAATACCTTTTTAGTACCCTTTGTAGCCCAGGTACTACCAGTAACAGTGCTAACCATAGTTTTACCCTGGTATAAAGAACGACCAGCAGGGCCATATGCGGCATATACTTTTCCGCTCCCTTGTACTGCAACGCTCGCTGCTCTGGTAACATCCACAAAATCGCCTGTGACCATCGGCATAAAAGGGACCATACTATTCATCACATTTCCATCAAGTTGATACTGCGCGCGCTGGAATTGCTTATCAAACCGGGTTAAATTAAGTTTGATTTTGATATCTCCATCAACAACAGAGAATCCTTTAAAATGTGTTATTTTACTTGCCATATTATTTCCCCAATATCTCAAAGTGAGGAATCACAGAGTATGGACCTCCAACAGAAGATACCAAATATACGAAGTCGTACCGGTTGTTCATATAGGCATAAAACCCACCACGATAATCTTCATCATTGACCGGGCCGCTATCCCATACCCCTTCCCAGAAAAAACAATCATCCGATGCTTCAAAAGTAATGGTATCGTCCAACAAGTCATTTACCTGTCTCCTCCACTCCTTTGGAGGAAGCCACGGCAATTCTTTACCGTCAGCATCACAGATTATTTGTTTACCATCCTGTAATTCATAAGCTATGTGTAATTCGGCATTATCCGTGCTGTCTGGCCCATACTTTTTTAGGATTGCGCCCTTGTCGGTATTAAGGTCAACACCAGATAATACATGGGGATACCAAATACCAATGCCAGTTGTGGATGATTCGTAGTAGTTAAATACTGTTACTGTAGCATTGTACATATTAATCACCTATTAGCGTTTCTTTTTTCTTTGTTCGATTTTTGACGCTTCATCTAATATCCTAGATGATTCAAATATGTGACGCTTTTCAATAATTTGAGAAGCATTAGATACCTTTAACAATACTTCTTTTAGCTGTTTACCTATCTCTTGCAAAGATTCAATTTCATTTTGATATTTTTTTTGAGCGCTGGGATACTTCTTTATCCTTTCATTAGCTAAATCAATATTTCTATTGATAGTATCAATAGCATTATTTCTGATTTGTTCGGCCCATTGAACTTGTTTCTCTGAACCTTTTAAAGTTGGCAGTCCTTTAAAAGATATTTTCTGGTTTTTAGCAGATAATCCACTCGCTCCACCTCTACCACCCATTGCATAATACCTCATTAAACCTTTCTGTAAACGCCCGTACCCTCACGATATTCCCCATGCACTCATCCGGCACAGAGCCATAAAAGATAATCGTGTCAGGACAAAGACGCCGTACCATTTCCTTATAGCCTGTCAGAAACAGCACTTTCTTTTCTTTGCTGTTCATCACGCCCAAAGACGATACCGCCACAACACCACCCTGTGGCTCTCCGTCAAAGCACCATGCAAAACTGTCTGGCGTACTCCATGAGATTGTGGGAATAACCTGTATTCCTGTCTCTTGCAAATATGCGCCTACCCAATGTTTTCTATAATGATTGTATATCTGGATAGCTTTTGGAAAGTCTGTGTATGTGGAAAAGTCTGGAGACATTACATAACGGAATTTTTGTAACATGGGTATGTATCGGTCAACATCATTCCATAACCTATTGAATTGGTAATCATCAAGAAAGAAATGCACACCTTTCTTTTCAGGCTCTTTGCATGTCTTGGCATAGTTGAAACCAACCCAGTCACAGCCTCTTTCGTAGGTTGCTGGCTCTATCTGCGGTATGCCATATTCTCCCACGCCGTCAAATATCTGGCGCTCCAGATTTTCATAATTTCTGCGGTTTCGGTAGTTACTCATTTCTTGGCCTGCTTATACACCTGGTTAACTCCCGTAGCCGTAAGGCCAGACATAGCACCAACTGCTACAGCCGTGATATAGTCCGATGCCGGGAAGTCTGGTATTGTTCCCATTCCAAGCGCGCCCAAAGCGCCACCCACTACAGCCATAATGACCGGAATCCATTCGTCCGGTATCTTCTTTGCCGCCTTGCATCCAAGTCCAACCACATAGCTCAAAGCCACAATAGCCACACATGTTCCTAATGTTGTAATATCCATTACTCTGTTACCTCCTCATAAGTTTTCATAAAAATATCTGGCTTACAGGGATACAGTTCTCCGTTTACGCCACGAATGACATAATCACCAACAGAAACGTGATGAACACCCTCGAGTGTGGAAATATACAATTCTGGTCCGTCATAATACATCACCGGATGTTCTTTTTCAAATGAATGAACTGCCCATTCCGGTACATAATAGGCCCCACCAGAACCTTTTAAATCTCCATCATATTGAAATGCTTCGATTACTACAGGTTTTTTTCTGTACTTCATAATGGTCCTTTCTGTTATGTTCGCACTACAATCCTGCAAACAAAAGCGGTGTTCCTTCGTTATCTCTTACTCCCATCAGATACACATTTGCAGTATCATACAGGAGTTTATTAGTTGCCTGTTCATCCCCTGCCGCAGAGTATACAGCACTCCAAGCTTTAGCTCCGTTAGCTATTTCAGACGGGGATGCATAGCTGATTGATTCGGAACCGGAATTACGAGAAACAATAATTCCAGAAGATTTTCCATTGATATCTGTCTTAGAATCACTTCCAGCGGCGGCAGATAGCGCCTGTTTTTCTGCCAGTTCCAAACCATACAGTTTATCAGATACGGCACATACGGCTTTCTTGATTTTAGTTTGCGCTCGTTCATTGTCTGGGAGGCCGTCAACCAATCGTTCAAATGTTATAGTGTCAAGAAAGTCGCTTGCCCGTTCTGCCTGCTTATCAAATGATTGGGAATCCGGTATGTCGCTGCCATAGTATTTTGTTGTGTAAAACTCATAGTCTGCATATGCCATGCCGGATTCTCCTTTCTTTAAGAGCGAGACGTTACATCGTCATTTCCAGATTTCAACGCCTTATATGTATTGTCACACTCAACTACTGTGATATGATTCCCGGTCGTTGCCTTGATATCAGTTTTACCGTCCCATGCTGTCCACGTCTTTACATTCTGACCATATTTCACTTCTGGAGCGGAATCAGCTGCCACTTTGTACTTGTACATGTGTCCTGTTTCGAGGGGAGGTTCAACGGTTAATTTTGTGTTTCCCGATGTACTTCCGGCCGAAGAAGTTACCGTCAGTGTTCCAAGAACGGGATTATCAGTAACATCAACAACCGCTATTCCGTCAATATATTCTGCAAACAAGGTCAAACCCATGATTGCAAATGCTTCGGAAACAGCTGTATTGTAGTTCCCCTGAGTATGGAATCCGATAAGGTTTGTCTCCCCGGCTCCAGTGGTATATACCAGACCCGCCCGTGCAAAATCGCTCTCATTTGGGTCAACATAGTACATTACAATGTTTTCCACTGGTGTAGCTATTACCTTTCCTCTTGCAATTTCCGAATCGGACAGCAGGAAGATTGTATTGAATCCCATGAAATCCTTAAGATACTGGAAACCAAACTGATTCTGCACGGTGATTTCAGCGGCACCTAGATACTGGTAAACATCCAGTATATTCACGAACCCAACCACACCTGTAACATTCCGGTGCATCTGTTTGAATTTGTTTTCTACCATTCCTTTTGCCATAGCAAGGGCCATCTGGAAGGTGGTTTCTGTTCCGGTAAGCGTGCCGGTATTCAGATATGTATAAAATCGTTCTGTTACATCCGATTGAAGCTGGAACAAAAATTCATCGTCTGTCATCTGAACGGCATTTTCATAGCCGTGGTCTTTAATTGCTTCAATGGAAACGGCCTTTGCATACTTCTCAATGGTCATTTCCGCATACGTCTTTTCCTTTACTGTGAATTTGCTGTAAGGGATTTCCTCTCCTTCGCCTACAGCACCGCTCTGTAAAGTTCCTTCTGCGTATTTGCTTTTCAACACCGCGCCCGGTGTTTTCTTAATAGGACGCATAATCCCCAGGATATCCCGGAGGTGCTGCCAGTTCCGTTCAAACCGGGTCACAAAATCAATTTCTCGCGCTGTTACCTGTATGTCCGCGCTTGTGATTAAATTGGCTTTTGCTGCCATTACTGTTCTCCTTTACCAAATAAATGTAGGTTACTGGCGATTGCAGACTGTCGCTCAGACGGGTCTTTAATCGCTTCAATATCCTTTCGTGTCATAGTTCCTGGCGTATTCTGCTTACCTACTGGTGTGGTAAACCTCGCCATGTTCTGCTGTGCATCATCAATAAATGCCGAAGCATCATTTTCTTTCATTTGGGCCAAAAGGTCATTTAAACCAAGAATTTTACCATCCTTAAATTTAAGACCGGCTTCTTTAATGTCTGCCACCGCAGCTCTCTTTGCTGCCTCACTTGAAAACTTTACACTTTCAAGCTCAGTTTTCAATGCATCCGAAAAATCACGCTCGTAAAGCTGCTCCTGGGCTTTTTTTTCGGCTTCTGTAGCCTTCTGTTTCCAGTCAGATATTTCCCTCTGCATCGTCTCCAGGTCAACCCCTTCAAAGCCTTTCAACGTTGTTTCTGCTGCTTCTGCTTTTTCTTTCCAGGTATCCCGGTCCGCGCTCAGATTGTCGTTTTCTTTCTGCAACTTTTTGAGGTCTTTCCCATTTTCAGCCATGACAAATGATATCTGTTCCTCTGTCAATCCCTGTGCTTTTAATTCTTCGGTTTTCATTGATGCTTCTCCTTTTCCGTTATTAGGTTATTTGTAGGTGTGTAACCGTCCACCAACGGTTGCCATTTTGTAGGACTTGACTTGTCCAAAAACGCACATGCCGGAAATTGCATCCGCTTTTCAACCTCCAGGCTGTTCACGCTATGCGCTAGAACCTGTTTCTTTTAAGGACATGTGCTATAGGAGGGAGGTCAAATATAAGAAAAAGCCAAACAAACTACATTGCTGTAATCTGTTTGGCTCTGCGTCTGGCGTCTGGCTCTAAAGTTATTTTGCAGATGATAAACCACTTTTGTCTAAATCATTTGCTTTTCCTTTTGCAATATTCATTATGGATGTATTCTTGCATACAGGGCAAAATACGGGGAGGTTTTTCGCAACCGTATCTAGTCGTATTTTAGTCCGGGTTTTATTGTTACATATAGGGCAGTACACCCAACTGTCTTTTACCATGTTTTCACCCTTTCTGCTTATTCCTACTCCCATTTTACCGTATTCCCAGAAAATAATCGTCCCCACATTTTAAATATACCATTGACTTTACGCCCTTTTGGGCGTATAATATAATCAGTGATAAAGAAAGGGGATAAAAACAATGACAGTAGCCGAGTTAAAAGAAATGATAGATAGCAACGATTGGGATATTAAATATAGTAGGTTTGGAATCCGCATTCAGGAACAGCCCTTTGAACTCGGCGCTATGGACCACAATTCAAAGGTATGGATTGACGAAGAGGAAACCGATGAAGAGCTTAACGGTGTATGTGCCATTGATTTAAACTCTCCCGAAGCCGCCGAAGCTCTTAATGGTAATGGATATTTTGGTTCCTACATTGCCTTGATTGCAAGCGATAGTTACGAGTACGGTTTTGATGCAGGTGAAGTTATTTTAAAAGATGCAGAAGTATTGTTTATCATAAAATGATGGAGGAAATCATGAGAAGATACCCAGACTGTATCAGGACTGATGGACTATGCGGGGCCTGCTCCGCATCCAGTTATGGCAGGGATTGCCATAACAATAATATCAATAAACTGTTGTATCAACGTTCCCTATCCGGGATGACCCAGCAGCAGGTGGCCGACTCTGCGGGAATAAATATCCGCCAGATACAAAAATTTGAATCCGGAGAAAGGGACCTTGGCAACATGACCCTGCGTAATGCCTTGTCATTGGCAAAAGCCCTTGACTGTGAGGTGAATGATTTAATATAGGAGATAGTATGGCACCAAAAAAAGATATATCGGGACAAACATATGGATATCTTAAGGCAATTAGGTGTACCGGAGATAAGAAGAACGGGAGCTATTTGTGGGAATTCGAATGCATACTATGCGGAAAGCATATTATAAGGCGTATTGGTCTGGTCACTGGTGGAGAAATTATTTCATGCGGTTGCTATAAAGCCAGAAATCTTAAAAACAAGCCATTGTCCGATAAGGTCGGTCAAGTTTTAGGGACAAACATATCCCGTATTACCTCTAAAAAGCCCCAGTCAAATACATCGTCCGGGCATAGAGGAGTATCTTTGCATCGCCAGCAAGGTAAATCAGATACTTGGATTGCTTACATATACTTTCAAGGAAAACGCTTTTATCTTGGGAGCTTTGCAGACAAACAAGAAGCTATTAAAGCGCGTAAAACTGCCGAAAATCAGATATTTGGAGATTTTTTAAAATGGTACAATAAGCGAAAAAGCAAAAAGTGATTTCGCTTTTAAAACAGTTAAAAAGGCGGTAGGACTTTTCCCACCGCCAATTTATTACATCATATTACGAAGCTTTTCAATATACCTTTTCATGGTTTCTCTTTCTTCCCGGCAGTCAGCATCTTTGGACATTTCTCCTAATTCTTCTGTCAGTTCGTCCATATGCTCTTCCAAGGCTGCAAGCATACGCCGCTTACAATCTTCATCTTTTCCGCCGTTTCTGTAGCTCTGCTTCTGGTTCATGTAGTCATCATAGGCCGGTCCAGTGGCGCGACTGTAATGACCTCTGACGTAATGCTTTCCACGTGTGCCGCGATATGAGCTGTCATTATCATAGTCCTGCGACATTCCGTCAGCACGGCTATAACGTCCCATGCTGTCGCGCTTGCGGCGCGCTTCGCTGTATTCTCCGCCGTCCATTTCATCCATTACCTGATTGTAGTACTCTTCTTTGCACTTCCAGTACTCCACATTCTCCATGTCTTTCCACATGTCAATCAGTTTGTATGCGTTTTCAAGGTTGCTGGTGTTCAGGCCCTTCTCCGCAATATTGTCCAGCTCTTCGTGGATTTTTTGCATTAATTTATAACTCATAGCCTTACCTCCTTAACCTATTCTGCTAACTACAAGGTTAGCGTCTGATACTGTCGCCGCTGCGGTTCCAACGTTTTTCACCGACAGTGTAGCGCAACATGGTTTGCATACTCGTACTTCTACAGTTGCGGAACCATTGATTGTTGCGCCAGCGGCAACTGTGTTCTGGATTCTTGCACCGGGAATGCCTTCGCCGTCCTGCTGTATTTCAAAAATTACATCTCCTGCCGCAGCTGCGGAAAAGTTTCCGTTAAATCCTACACGGTACAGGCCAGGAAGTAAAACTACTCTCCCAGAAAGCGGCTCATGTCTTATATTTGGACAATTGCAAGAATATATCCGATTTGCTGCAAACAAAACACTTGCATTGACTTCAACGGTCTGTGTGCCAGCAGTTACAAAATCTGCCATAATAATTCCTCCTTATATGCACAGAAGGGCAAGCCTGTGCCTACCCCTCCATGTGTGTAATACTACTATTCAGTAGACATGTCCTTTTCGGACAAGATACGCAATATGCGGTTGTTTTGGTAGATAATCTTTTCCATGTATTCTTTATTTTGCTGTTGAAGCGCCTCCATAATATCATTATTTGACACATCACCAACAAGCAAAAGTAAATCTATCATTTGTAATGCAGTTGCGTACAAAGCAAGATTATCGTAAAACTGTTCGTTTCTCATTAGCACCCGCATCCAGTATTGCATCCACAACCACAGTTAGATGCATATGGATATGGCGCTGGAACCGTATAAGCCGGTACAGGCTGCGGCTGACGAAGCTGTGCAACGATGGTGTTACCAACTGCATCAATAAAGCCGTTCTGGGCAGTCTGGCTTGCCTGGAACCTAAGAGTCTGATTTTCTGCCTGGAGGCTGGAAATTTTGTCCTGGGTCAAGAAGTCAAGGATAGCCCTGGTGTTGCTGTTGTTGTTATCCAGTAAATCCCTTGTTGCGTTCTGGATTGTATTTCTGGTATCACATGACTGTGTAGCCAGATTGTAGTTTACGCCGTCAATTGCGCGCTGTGTCTGGCAGCAGCAATCCTGGAGCTGATAGCCCATCTGGCATAAGCTGCGGTCAACACCGTTGAATCCGCTGGTGATAGTGTTGTTCAGCGCGTATGTGCTGTCACAGATACCCTGCTGGATACCCCTAATTCCGTTTTCTATACCGTTCAAAGCAAAGCCCTCATTGATATCTGCTCTGGTAGCAAGACCCTGGAGTCCCGCTCCATTTGCACCGTTGCCGCCGAAGCCATTGCCCCAGCCTCCCCCGGCGAACAGGAAGAGAACGATAATCCAAATCCAATCGCCCCACATACCGTCACCATTTCTGTTATTTCCGTTTCCTGTAGCGGCTGCAATGTCCGCTAAAGAGTAACCACTTTCCATAAATATTTACTCCTTTAAATTTATTTACAAAATCATGCGCATTGATTTATGTACTATTTTTTCATGCCTCCAAGCATCTGCTGAAACTGCTGGGCCATCTGCTGGGCTTGGTCTAACTGTTGCTGGGTAATCTGACCAGACTGGAGCATCTTCTGCACTTCTTCCTGGGGATTCCCCTTGAAGTTGTTCTTAAATTCCATAAACTTCTGAATCATCTGCATTGGGTTGTTTCCCCCGCCCATTCCAGGCATCATGCCACCCATTGGTGAGCCGCCGCCCAACATGCTAAATAATGGATTCATATATTATTTCTCCTTTCCGCTTGGCGCTGTGCTGGATTCTAAAAGGCCATATAATTCATCATATTTTGCCTTTAAATCCTGATACTCGTTTCTGGTAACATACTTTTCATCCAAATTTTCAGCCGGTGCAGATTCCTTTTTCTGACCATTTACAATCTCTTTATATTCAAAAGTGCGAAGTGTTGGCATTCCTGCCGCATCGGTTGTCTTAATATAAAAATACTCATTTTCGCTGTCCATCAGCAATATAGATGTGCTGGGCGCTACTAAATACGATTTTGCGCCAGCCTCACCCTGCACCCATAATATTCCCTGATTGGTCTGCGGGACCTGTGGTACCTGCGTCTGTTGCGGCATCTGGTATGGTGCCTGTAGCTGCTGCAATCGGTCCATAGGTGGTTGCATCTGCGGCTGATATGGGTATGCGTTTGGATATGTATTCAGATAGTTTGGATTGATAAATGGTTGCGGCATTATATCCCCTCCGTTCTTTTATAATCCAATTATCCCATAAAAAATAAGCCTCTGACAGTTCGTCAAAGGCTTATAAAAGTATCAAGAAAGTATTCTAATATCTAAAATCATCACAATATGACCAAAAAATTCTTTAACTCTAGACCATCAAAACTTTTTAAATAAATCTTCATATCTCCCTTGATGTACCGCACAATGCATGGTATAATAAGGACATAAACAAATGGATAACCATTAAAACAAAGGAGACATAAAAATGAAGAAAGATTATGCATTAAACATCAGAAGCGCAGCCAGCGATAACGATTGGAATGCGTCAGATATGTCAGACTGGTACGAAACCTATTGCGCGGCGATAGCCGCAGCAGAGGAGGCGCTTGAAGGACAGGAAGCTCTCGAGGCAATTGTCACGGTATGGGAAAACGGTGAAATTGCTGGAGAATCCCTGTGCATGATTCGCGAAAACGGACTCATAATTCAGCGCCAGGGCGGGGAGAGGTTATGGGCATGATTTTAGAAGGAGGCGTAAATGCTATACACAACATTTATTAGATTATGTGATGAAGCTTCAAAACACGATGACTGCCAGGAATTCATCATGACACTTGGATGGCAGTCGTGGATGAAAGAATCTAACGTTGCTGGGGTCGTAGACGATTTAGCGCTAATCTTTGACCTTGTCAATTTAGACTTCACGGGCTTGCGAAAGCGCACCGGGGTAAGCATGCGAAAGTTCTCCCAACTATATCGAATCCCACTACGGACAATCGAAAGCTGGGAATCAAACGCACAATCCTCCCGTAATGCCTCCCCTTATGTCACGGACCTTATAAGATATGCGGTATTCACGAAAGAAAAGGAGGGGGATGATGGGTTTATTGACCTTATCGAACAGGATTGATTTCTGCGGCATCATAATTGCTGAACGGTGCAACCCTAACGGTGACCCGGTTAACGGAAATGTCCCGCGCCAGGATTTCGATGGGTACGGAATCATATCGGATGTCTGCATCAAGCGCAAAATCCGTAACGAACTTTTCAGTAACGGGTACGATATCTTTGTTGTCACCAGTAACGCCCTCCCGGAAGGACAGAAAAGCCTTCATGGGAGGGCCAGGGCAAATCCTGATATGGAAAAAGCCTTGAAGTCCAAGGATGTCAGGCAATACAGAAAATCAGCATGTGAAAAATGGATGGATGTCCGGGCCTTTGGTCAGGTCTTCGCTTTCAAGCAAGCGGATGGAGGACTCTCAGAAGCCGTCCGAGGGCCTGTATCCATCCAGGATGCTGTATCGTTGGATACCGTCACAATACAGCCTAAAAACATTACGAAATCAGTCAATACAAACGATTCGGACAACAAGTCTGGGAAAGCAAGTGACACATTTGGAGTCCGATACATAATCAATTGCGGCGCGTATGTATTCCGTGGCTCCATGCACCCGCAATTGGCGGAGCTTACTGGATTCACGTATGTGGATGCGCTTGCCATAAGGGACGCAATGTGCACTATGTTCAGAAACGACATATCTGCTGCACGTCCCAGCGGAAGCATGTCACTAGACAAATTATATTGGTGGGAACACAACTGCCCAAATGGTCAATATCCTCCCGCAAAGGTCTTCAGGTCCTTAAGTCTAGAACCCATCAAGGGATATCCATATTACACCGCTGTCATAAACGGGCTTCCGGGTCTAAAGGTTGAGGTTTTCGATGGTTGGTGATGTGGCATATTGACTTTGTGATGGGAAATATTTTATATATCAAAATTACTTCCGTCTTAAACAATCTCTCAATCATTAAAGATGGAAGTCTTTTTGATATATAAAATTAGCAATTTTCTTCTATATCAACACACCCTTATAATTTTATTGTTGACTTTTCGGCTCAATCTCTTTGTTGTAGACACACTGACATTCATTTGTTCTGCACATTGTTCCAATGGCATGTTTTGTGCACGTAATTCAAATAACTGTCTCTCATCATTTGTAAAATTGCAGTATGTACGGAAATAGTTTAATTCTGGCACCGTAAAGTCATATACTTTCAAGGCAACGCTCCTTAAATACCCTCTGACAAATGCTTTATCATAGCTTCTTTGGTTTTTTTTAAACCCTCTATGTTGTTACCGGTTATACGATTATCAATTAATGCTATCATTCCTTGACACAAAAGGGATTGCATATCTCTTATTTCTTGGATAGATTTATAATCTTTTTCCACATTTATTTCTAATTTATCCACTCGGTTTTTTAGCTTAAATGCCGGATGCAACAATTTGTATATTACGGCTCCTGCGCCTCCAAGAGTAATAAGCCAACCGCATACAACCATAATAGAGTTTAATGTTTCCATAAGTTATCGCCTTTCCCAGTAGTATATTGGTATCTCTTGCCCGCTGTCCCATGTATCCCAGTAATAACCATCCTGCACACACACCACATGCCCTGTAATTGCTAAGATGTACGTTCCTATAGGATTATCCTGGCAAAAGTCCTCGACCGTGTATACATCTTGTCCGTGGTCATCCACTATGTACCGTTTAAATCCATTCTGGCGTAGGTAGGACCCCCATACATGGTTTGCAGATGGCATATCAGATAAAGCACAGGCGCAGACAGTTACACCAGCAAATACCGTTTCCCAGTCGCTGTCAAGGGCTTTTGTTATAGCCCGGATGGGGCAATCCCCCACACGCTGATTGCGTGGATTAGGGTTGAATAATTTCCATCTGCTCATTCTTCTTTTCCTTTCGCATTCTGATACCGCCGCGCTGCTCCCCTGGCCTTTGCCGCCTGCTCCCGGTTCCATCTGGCAATCTGTAACCGTTCCTGCTGGGTGCGTAAGTCGTTCTCTTTGCAAAATTCGTTGTATGCCTTATTCTGCCGCTGTAACAGATACGACTTTCGGTCAAGTTCAAGCTGCATTTCAAATTTAGCTGATTCGTCCTTGCATTTATCCACGGCCTCCTGCATCCCCATGACCTCGCGTTTGGTCTTTCTGATGCGCAGTTCAAGCGTTCGCTGCCGCTCCTCCAGCTGCTCAACCTTGTAATTGTCTGCGGTTTGGATGTCTTTGTATGGATTGTTTACCCCATCACCGCTTCCGAAGGAGTGACGGCAGTTCCATCCACATAATCCTTCACCCGTTCCATATCCAGTCTGGGAAAATGGAGGAAAGCGCTTATCCTTTCCAGTCCTGCTGTGAAACTGCCCTTGCCACCATAAATGATTTCCTGGATTCTGCCCTCCATCCCCGGTTCTGGCTCCGATGTGCGCCGATACCAGTATGATATCCCAGTCCATTTCCTCCATGCGCTTAATAGATATATCTCCCGTGGCCTGGGCTACTCCGGTGCGTACTGCACGCGCTGTGGCAGTTTCTATGGTGTCTTTATGGCCCGAAGGATAATGTACTATTACTCCACCTGATACCACATTATTAACTGCTTCTTTGACGGCCTGTGTGTACAATACTACCCCAGAAGATACAAGATGGTATGCATTATCACATTCGTTTATAAAAAGCCTTTGTGCGGCTTCTGCTGTTGTCCTAGTATAGTTTTCCCATTCCCCCATAGTAGCAGTCATGTTGCGTTCCATCAATCGAATAAGCTGCGGTGATTGGGTAAGCGGTGTTGGAGACAAACCAGCAGCTTCATATATTTTGTGGTCGTATTCCAAAGCCTTGACTCCCGCTTCTTCCATTGCGGCCTTGATTTCTTTTTCCTGTCGCTTAGTGATTTTGGATAACTCTGCCGTTATATCCTCCAGCAGATATCCTGCATCCTGCAATATCTGTATGCGCCATCGGTCAGAGGAGGTGAGCAGGTAATCATCGCCACGGCCTATGCGTATCATCATGCGGTCTATTATCTGACGAATAATGTATGTATGGAGTTGTGAGGCTATTTCTTCGCTTCCTTCTGCGATTTTTGCAAGGTAATTAGGACTTAACATTTACTCTTCCTTCTTTCCCTTATGTCTAATCGACCATTCAAACACTTTCGGGGCAAATGGACCAGGTGGTATATTGAATACTATCCAAATTAATAAGCTTCTCAATTTATTCCTCCTCAAACATCCTAGGTCCATCCTTCGGCTGTGCTTCCTTTACCATAGCTTTTGCATCTTCTTCAGATAATCCTTCAAACTTCCGAAAATACATCCAGGCCGGCACCTTTCCCTGCACAACATACTGCCACCATCTTGCCCGGTCCTCCTCACGGTTATATGTAATGTCACCAAAATCATATGTTATTTCGTAGTTGCCGGCTGGTGCCAGTCCGTACAGGTCAGCATATACATTGAGCGCATATATTGCCCCGTCAAGACAACTTTCCAGTTTGTCGCGCACATCCTTGATTAGCTGTATGGTTCTCCTGTCGTCAGCCTCTACCTGTGTGGCTGTGACCATTCCTGTTTTTTCATCAAGCACAAAATACCCATTGGAATATCCACACTTAAATCCCACAAATGAGAGTAGGTTGTTTATTCCGGTAATTCTTATATCAGTATTCAACGATGGAACAATCTCCTGATAGAAAGACTCTGTTCCATTTCCAAATACATTTTTAACATAATGAGGAAGCTTTTCATTGCTCATGCCAGCATAACGGCCTTTAATGTTTGTACCGCTTCCAAACATCAGCTGGTCATCTGCCAATATGATTTTCTCACTGTCAAATATTTCACCCACATTCCGGCTATACGCCACATCCAGGTCCTTTAATTCTTCTATGGATTCGGCATACATTGGTAATCCCAAAGGTGATGAAATATCCAAATTATTAGCCTGTGGAGTGCGGAGTATGCCAAACATGGGACCATCTATTTTCTCATTATTTGCTTTAAGTATAGGTGGAGTCTCTGGAAGTAAGTCGGACCATTTAGTCCTGTTTAATGCTATCGGGTCCCCCACACTTTTTGCAGAGCGAGACACATAAGCTCTATTGGATATGTAATATGGGTAATAAGTGTTTTCTCCGTCCTTGACCTCGACAAACCGATGATACTCAAACCGGGTATAGTATTTATCGTTCTCGCTGTAACTATCTTTGAATACAATTCCATAGATACCTTCATTGTCACAGTCAGTAACAATAAAATCTTGCGGTGTAAATATGTCCAGGCCCTTACCATTTGGTTTAAGGATGATTGTGCCGTAGGCCATACCATACTCTACCCAGTGGCGAATCTGGAAATATGTTTTGTCAATCTGCTCCTGGAGCCACGCCGCCCGCGCGCTCCCATCAATCTGTATTCCGATTGCCAGTGTGGCAAGCCGTGCCGTCTCGGAGCATATAGCCTTTGCGAAATTGATTGTCTTAACGTTATCGTCAGCATTCACCCAATAGGGAGTACCCCGGTAGATATTGGCGCACTCTGCAATCTTGCTTTCCATCTCCGGGGATACCACTGATTCAACATTAAAATCTTCTTCTGCCTGTCGCTTGAATATCATTCCTATCACCTTTTTAGCCCATTTTATTAGTCCCATTTAGTCACCCTATAACTTGCTTTAACTTTTCTATGCATTTTTTGCAAAAATGTATGTCTCCTGCAATTTCAGTTGCACATTTACTGCATATGCTTTTGTCACATGTATTAGTCAACCACTTAAAGCTATTTTCGTAATCGGTTGTTCCATCATTATTTTTGAAATGCAATGTTCTCATTCTTCCTACCGGCATATCACAAAGAAATTCCGCTTTCCTCTTGCGGCATATCTGACACCGTTCATTTTCTGACAGGATTTTTGTAACATCACTCATTATGCACTGTTTCCCCTTCGCATTGATAATGGACTTGTGGCATATCACCCCAGTATTTCAATTCTCCATTTCTTCGTGCCTCAGCGGCTTCTTCTACTGTATCATATCTCCCCAAATCCATACGTCTGCTATTAACGTATATCAAAGCGCGATATTTTCCCCTATCCACTTCATAATGTACGCCATTATACCCGGTTCTATTTGTCCTTTGTTTCCGCTTGTTTCTGGCCTGTTCTGTACCCGTAGCCCAATGACAGTTTTCAGGACAATAATCTCCGTTGGTATCTTTTCTGTCAATGCTCAAATTATCAGTATATCCATTTTGCAAGGCCCATTGAATAAATTCCATTGAGTTGTTATTCCATCCCTCACAGACCTTTATTCCTCTACCACCATAATTGTCATAATCCTTGTCATTCGGGTTATTGCATCTCTGACGGATACCTTGCCATATTTTATATATCCTTGGATAATTTTTCTTTGCCCCACTACGCACTGTGTCCCCTCCTCATAGCCATAGGAGAAATGCTATACCGTAAGGCATCTATCCAGTGGTCATTTCCGTCTGGATAATCCGCAATCACTTCTCCGTTGCTATCAATCTCATGCTCATACTCTATAATCTCTTTGTATGCCCTCGGCGTTCTGGCTGGGTCTATGACGATTGTACGGCACTGTAGCCATTCATACGTATATTTCCTACTCCCAGGTGTTACAATAGCACTACGGGCTGGAATACCAGCGTCACGAAGGTCAACAATACTTTCCTTCTCGTCCACTCCACACATAAGAGTATAATCATCGTATCCTTTTTCCTGTATCATGCGAGCCATATCAGAGTTTCTAATCTTGCACCCGCCTAATTCATCTAATAACACAATTTTTTCTTTATTTGCTACATAAGCTGCCCGAATAAATGCTTTAGGGTCAGGCCACCATCCAAAATCCTGACCTTGATATATGGATTGATAGCTCTGTATTTCTTCATCCGTGATTGTTCTAATCTCCAGCATGTCAAATATATTTGTACCAAGCCCAACCGGTAAACCTAAATACTCGTGGTTGTATGCCCGCTCATTGGTGGCTTTAAGATGTTCAGCGCGCTCAATAAACATTTCCCCCAGCCATTCAACCGGCACAGAACGGTAATCGCTTTTATGCCTATACGCACTATCGTCTGGCGTATTTACATACTGATTCGCCCAGTTGCTTTGACTGATAGGTGGATTGAAGGATTTAAATACAACAAACTTGCTGCCACCACGCAATACTGACTGCTCAACAGTTCGTATTTCCTCTGGTCCTGCAAATTCATCCAATTCTTCACAATTTTGTTACGCATATACCGTTTCCGTATACACTCACCATATTACTATGGTGTTCAGACTATATCATGTAAATGGAATCTGTTACCAATTCCACTCACCCCACTTTTTCAACCTCACTCGAGGCTTACTCTACTCGTTCTCAGTTATAGATTTCTCTATAACCTACCTTTCGATAGTCGTTGCACATTATTATTCGACATTCTTATAGCTTTTTCTTCTTACGCATTTATCAATTACAGAAGGACTTACATTATATTTTTTTGCTAGAGCGTTCATTCCAAACTCTTTATCATGTCCCTTATAAATTCTGCGAATTTCTCTCACTTCATCTTCGCTCAAAACATGATTCCCTTGTAAATATCCTCGAACTGGCTTTTTTAAGCCATTTGCATAAGCATGCTGCATTTGCTCCTCGCGGGTAGCCCATTCTAAATTGTCTGCGTTGTTATTGGATTTATCTCCATCAATGTGATTAACTGTAGGTTTATTTTCTGGGTTATTAACAAAAGCCTCAGCCACAAGCCTATTTGCTCGCTTTGTGTACTGTTTGCCATTCATGCACAAGTTGTACCATACATAACCATCATGCGATACTCTTTGCTTTAAAATGACTTCTCGGCCATGCTTATGGCTTTTTACCCTTCCTGTATTGCTAATCTCATAGTCCTCAAACCCTTTAATAATTCTCCAAATTTCTTTCATGGTATTTTCTCCTTAAATTCGTTTATTATATTGTACCATAAAAGATGAATTTATTAAATATTATGTCGAATAATCTTTGCTCAGGATTGTCCTATTTTGTAGGAGTTTCCCTGAATTTAATGGGTTTAACGTGGTCAGAAGTGTTTAACCACAAATATTTGAAGTATCCCTTACTAGCTTTAATTGACTTTGTTTTCTTTGCCTTATCAAGTCCACGGAATATTATCTTTTGTCCCGTTGGCTTATAAACGAATCTGTATGGGCTTGTACGGGATTCCCACAAATCTGTTACCCCTAATGCGTCTATAGCCCACTGTATCTGTTCAAATACTGATTCTCCAATGGTTACGGCGTACTTACGAAATATGACAGCATTGGCCTCTGGGTCATCCATCAAACCTAGCACAATCTCCGCTGATATAAAAGAGGACTTCGCGGAACCTCGCCCTCCGTACAGGTCGTAATATGTATGGTTCCCTTCTAGGATATCCCAGTGAACACCATAGAAGGAAGGGGCGATTACATCAGTCAGTTTAACAATTTCACCCATACTCTTTGTTCTGCCTTTCTTCCTTTGGTATATCATTCAAAATAGTAATACCTTCTGTGTTATCTCCCCTTTTAGTGTTATCCATAAACTTATCAACCACAATTCCCATAGCTGTTGCAATTTGTGAAATAGTAGCGTTTTCTAATTTCTTTGGGTCTGCTAACTTCTTTAAATATTCATCAATGATTCCCTGCGCCTGTTCTTTTCGGGAATCCATATAAGCTAACATGTCCGCTGTGTTCTGTTCCTTTTTTTGTTTGCATTTTTGTGCAATATCTGCATTTTGTGTGCATATTTTTTTGACTGTGTTCAGCGCCACTCCAAATCTCTTTGCTGTAGCATTGTAGCTTCCAGTCTCTACATAATCAGCAATAATATCTTTTTTCTGCTTATCCGTCAGTCTGGAAGCCACAATCACCACCCCTTATTCTTTGTGCTTCACACGGTATAATAGTCCTATACTAATTTTACCATGCGTATGTAATGTAAATCGTCCCCACATTTTTTACCACAACAGAAATTCGTCTGGAATTTTTATATGAAGTTCATTTCCTTTCATTTCTCCATAAAGTTTTGTATATTTAGGAATGTGCGAAACTACATTTAAAAAATAATGTCCAGAAAAGCATCTTGTCCCTTTTATTTTTGTCACTTTGTAATCTGATTCTGGTTTTTTTCCAGCAGATATTTTAATCGTGCCTTTGTCAAATTTAACCCCAACTAAATCAGGGTCATTTAAAGCATCACGCGCACAAGCATTTAGTTTTATATGTTTATTGTCAAAATACACTGCACACCTATCTTCTCTAACTCCTATTAACGGTATTCCCTTGTTTATTTTCATAGCTATCCTTTCCACCTCCCAAACAATGTCATTAACCGCCTATATTCATCCAGCGTTTTTCTTTGATACCCGTAAAAATCATCCCGTTTGATTGGAATATTCTTTCGCTTGCTCAGCTTGTCATATCCGATATTACTTACAAGGCTTTCGTATATCTCCACCTCCAGGCCAGGAGCGGAGGATATGGCGCACTGGAACAATGTTAGCTTATCTTCTACGCTGGCGGTCTGGCAGTATTCTTTTATGCGTCTGGCTTCATCATCCGTAATTCCATAATCGCTATAGTTCTTGTCCCTGGTCCTCATAGCCCTCCTTCCTACACATTAACTCTTTCCCTTACTGAACGAAGAGTGCGCGGGTTAGACTGTGCATAATAACGTGCCGTAACTCCTGGGTCTGCATGTCCCATAATCTCCTGTATGGTCCCAATGTCAACTCCTCTGTTTTTCAAATTCATTCCTAGGGTCTTGCGTGACTTATGCGGATATACCCGGCAGGTAAGTCCAGCTCTTTTCTTTATGGTTTTCAATATCGCCCGAAATCCACAAGTAGTCATCTTTCCATATGGTTTTCTGGAGCGCGGGAACATATATGGACAATCATCTTTTATGCTGTACAAATACAGGCCATAGTAATGCCGCGCATCATCATCAAGATAGATAGTGCGGTATCTTCCGCTTTTCTCTCCCTGTATCCATATATCTCCGGTTCTCATGTCTATCTGGTCCAGGGTTATTTCCGCAATCTCACCTATCCTGGCTCCAGTACTGCGAAGTACCTCCAGCAAGGCCCTCTCACGGATATTTTTGCACGCATCCCTTAACCTTGCTGATTCTTCTGGACTGTAGTAATCAATCGGTTTAATTGGTACTTTCTTAGCTGGGATAGATTCTACTGGATTGTCTGTGATTAATTTTTCAAGGCGCATCCATGTAAAGAATGCTGACAAAAAACGGCGCTCGTTATTATAAGTGCTAGGCTGGTTTTTCTTTCCTCCACTGGACACATTTCTGATTTCATATCGCGATAAATACCAATCAATATCAGTGGTGTCCATCTGGTCCAGTGATTTTGTGCTTATCTCTGTCAGCAATCTTCGTATGGAATTAAGATAGTTTTCTTTGGTTCCTCTTGCTAAATCACGCTTTTTAATCAGGAATAACTGTATTATGTACTGATTCCGTTGACTTATATCATCTTTTCTTTCTACTGGAAGTGTAGTTATTTCTTCCATGTTCACCCTAACCAATTCCTGCTGCATTACATTTTGCAGAATGGTAAGAGTCTGCTGCTCCATGATATATAAGGACATTGCTACCAGTACATTGTTGATGATTTCGGCTTTTATTGTCTGTGTACTCATAATTATATCCTCCTCATTCGTATTGATTTCCGCGTCTGAGTAAGGTATAATATACTCAGACGTATTTACGGGAGCGGTGGAATCATCTTGGCGGGTGTCCACCGCTCAGTTTTTATTCTGTGCATATAATTTTTTCCTCAATTTGTTTTTTCTTGGGTTAGAAAATTTCAGTTTTGATTTGTAACAATATTTATCATTAAACAACATTGTCATTGAACTACTTTTTTCATATAATATTGT